GGTCCAACAATTACGACTCTATCCTCTGTTAAATCACTAATTTTAGCAGAATTAGCAACTAATCCACCATCAATATTAGCACCACCATTTGCATCAATATCCCCATCAAAGGTTGCCGTGCCAGATACAACTTGAATACCATTAGCAAAAGTTGATAGTCCAATAAATGTTGATACACCAGTGACTTTTAAGGTCCCAATTTCTTGATTTTCCAGAATTGTGTTTGTCTCAGCAAAAATTTGTCTTGCAAATATTTTGTCAAATCGTAATGATTCACTTTCACCGATGTTTACTGAATTAGTAGTGGCTGGTACTATATTACTAGAGAACGTTGATATACCTGTAACAAATATTCCATCATTAAACGTAGAAAACCCTACATGTGTTGAAATACCAGATACATTTAAATCATCTAATTCTGTCTGCCCAAATACATCTAATTTTGCTATTGGTGCTACGCTACCAAAACCAACTTTACCAGTATGGTCAATGACCATATGTGCTGTGAAGGCATTTGCATCAGAAACATTTGTGCTTCCAACTCCGACAACGAATCCATTATTATCATTATTATTTCCATCATATATTAAATTTAAACCAGAGGCCGATGCAAGAGTCGTAAAATTACCACCACTACCAAAAGGAGGAACATTCTGGTCATTAAAATTTAAGAATGAAAAATTATATGGGTCATTCGTTCTACCAACATATTCAACATTTTGCACCGCCATCCCAGCAGGACCTGATCCTGATATTCTTAATATTCCTGTAATCGCAGTTAAATTGTCACCAGTAATATCTCCATCCACATCCATATTACCGACAAAGGTAGATAAACCAGAGACTTTTAAGTGACGACCAATATCTAAGTCTCTTTGAATTTCAATAAGACCACCTTCATTTAATACAAATCTTTCAGCGAAACTATCTTGTATTTCTTGTAATGCTAGAGTTCCATTGTTTCCAATAAACCTATAATCTGGATTATCATCACCCTCAGTGAAGGTTAAAGTAGGGTTATTATTTTTGATATGAATATCCCCACCAACAAATACATCATTTAGTGTGGTGACCACTCCTACAAATGTAGATACACCAGATACATTTAATTGATCAGTATCAGTAGTTGCCTCTACAAAAATATCCTTACTAAAGGTGGCTATACCAACAAAAGTTGATACACCAGTTACATTTAAATGTGTGGTGCTTGTAATTCCTAGAACTGAAACACCTATCCCTGTCGTTCTAAATCGAAGATTATTATTATGAAATAAATCTACAGAACCTCCGTCTGTTGCAGTAAAATATGTCTTATCATTATCACTATTTTTTACGATTAAATTTGCTGATCGTACGACTAAATCTCCAGTTCCATTTTCATGAATAACAGTTTCTCCGTTCGTATCATGATAAATCTGTAAATCATCATTTAAACCAAGTCGAATTCGAGCATCATTCGGCATGTCCAAGTGAGATCCAATAGCAACTCTATTCTCAAAAGTTCCAAAACCAGTTACTCTTAAAGAATTTGTTGTAGTTCCATTTGAAACTACTACATTACCATCTCTGGTGATTCTCATCCTCTCTGGAACATCATCTACAGAAGTTTTAGTAGAATTATCAACACCAAATACTAAATCAACTCTATTATTACCTTCATTTTTTGCATTTATATAAGCAACATACGCATCACCACTATTTCTCCATGCAATACCACGATCACTAGCATTACTAGTTGTCTGAATAATTAGACTATTTTTTCCAGTTCCATAAACAGCTAGATTTCCTTGATCGGTTGGTGATCCACCTGTAATAAAGCTATGGTTAGAACCAACTGTTAAAGTTCCATCAATAATTGCAGTATGATTAAAATACGCTGTTGTTCCAAATCCAACTGTTGCACCAGTTCCTACAAAAATATCATCAGTGAAAGTTGTGAATCCTATAAATTGTGAATTTCCTACGACTTCTAATAAAGTTGTGGGTTCTGTAACTCCAATTCCAACTCTCTTATTTGTAAAATCATAGACAAAATTATCGGCACCTCCAAGCAATCCTGTTGAATCATGAAACTGAATTTCTTTAAATGTTCCCGCAGCTCCAACATCTATGCCTCTCACATCGGTATATTTTAAACCACCAGTTACTGTTTTAACTAAGAGATCACCAGTATTACCAACAAAATTGTCTTCATCAACAATTGCACTTTCTAATCTTAAATTACCTACAACATGTAAATTTTCTGTTGGATCACTAGTTCCAATACCAACTGATCCAATACCTACACTATCATCAAATACAAAAAATGGTGATGTCGCAAAATCACTTCTATCTGTTCCAACTCCAGCATCTCCTTGTGGATCAAATATTACATCTTTATACAGAATACTTTTATTTGGTCCAGGTGGAACAACAGTAATTGTGGCGGCAATCCCTAAAGTAACAGCATCAACTGTAAGACCTATTCCTACAAAATTTAATTGGGTGATACTATTTGAAGTACCGACTAATGTCCCATCATCAAAAACTGATATTGAACCTGGTATGATACCACCACCAACTGGAACCCAAAATCTCTCACCTGGTCTATCCAATAAAGAAACAATTTGATATTGTTGACCTAATGGTAAATCAGGTGATCCAGTAACGCTAGGACTATCTCCTAAGTTTGGTTCTGCTTGATCTAACCCAAGATACTGATACCTATCTGTGCTTAAATAAGCCTGATCTCTTCTTTTAACTCTTCCACTTAAATACTTCGGCATATTATGTTGAACTATTTTCTAGGATACTGGCAACAAACTCCATTTGAAGTGGTCCGACCAATCCACCCGTAGTTGTGATTCCAACATTCACAGTAAATGTATTTGCTACACCCACAAACGTCGATACTGCTAAACCAACAAAATTTCCAGCTGGGTCTGAGTTACGAGGATATTTTTTTTCTTTAAAAAAATTGTCCTGAGAACATTTAAAAACTAAAGATTCTGTAGCAATCCCAATCTGATCACCATTTGCAAGTCCATGAGCAGATGAAGCGGTCACAGATAGAATTCCTGTTATAGAATCATATGTAGTTCCCTTTACAACTTGTATTTTACTATCTGCCTGAGATCCAGTTTTAACCGTGATTGCATCTTTCTTTGCACGAATAAATCTATGTGTAGATGGTTGAAATGTATGAGGTAAATCATTTACTATTCCAGTGTTAGTCTCAAAGATCGTACTAGTACCAACATGATTAACAGTAAATGAAACTTGTGGAGCTGGAAATATATTACTTGTAATTCCTGCAGTTGAGTCACACTCAAAGACTATACCAGCCATCGTTATTTTATCACCTTCACTAAATCCATGAGAATTAAGTGTGGTTACTGTGGTCAAACCTGTTGTATGATCATATTTTACATCTTTAATTGTTGTAATTCCAGATTGAACTCCATTTAAAAGAAGTGAATCGGAAACAAGAGCTGTTCTTTCCAATACCAATCTCCCATCAATTAGAATAAGAGCGTCATTTGGAGGTATTTCAATTTCATTTGCGATTCTATTATCCCGAATATTTCCTGCTGTTCTTGTAGATGTGCTGGTTCTTCGGACAGTGAATGATACTTTAGGAAAAGTATTTGCAGCTCCAACATGAGATACTTGCGCTGCAAGAACAATCGCAGATGTTCCCACTGGAGCTTTATACAATTCCTGTATACCTGGTGCGACTGGAACAGCAATAGTCAGAAATTTATTTAGTGGTGCGATTGCCATATTATCTCAGTGCTAGTATTAATGGTGTTACTTCTGCTTGAATTGATCTACTAAAATCTCTTCCAGAAATTGTTGATGTTGTTTGGTTAATTTGCAAACCTGCTCCTATATCAAAATTACCTTGTTGATCAGTAGAGGTAAATGGTATTTGTGCTCCATCAGAAGCAACAACTTCATTAGCCTTTATAGGAATAGCACCCTGCAAGGGTGTCGCTATATTTATATCTGTACCAGTACCAACATACTCGAAGGAGTGAGAACTTGTTAAAATACGACTAATTCTTTGTAAAGAGAATGGATCATCTGGGAACAACTCGTATGGTATAAATTCATTAAATGTGATAGATGTGATACCTGTCGTTACTGTTGGAATCGTTGCAGTTTCAACAGTATAAAATATTGGTTCCATAACAGCTGTTGCGAGTCCTGTATTACCCTCAATATCAACGACTATATTTTGTCCTGAAAAATAATTTCTACCCGATGCAATTACATCCACCCCAACAAGTTTTCCTGCTGCGTCTATATCTGCAACTGCCTCTGCGATAATACCTTGTGGTCCTTTTGGTTCCACCTCTCCATCAGCATCCCTTATTAAAACACTTGGTGGATCAATCGCACTAAATCCTGTTAAGTCAGCACCATCAATTAATTTAACAGATGACAGCTGTTCAAGAGGTGATGTAATTCTTTGTTCTCCATCAAGTGTGCCTGGTTGAAGATTATCTATATTTACATCTGCAATGTAATTAGTTACTTTTATCTTGAAGTATAATGCCTGTCCATCAAATGGTCTTCTTACATTATTATCCGAATCCTTAAGATTCGCAACAACAACCGTATCTTGATTTTCAGGATTTGTGCTTGCAATTAGTTCTCCAGCTGGATTTGTACTACTTACAATACCAGTAAATTGAGTTGATCCTAACCCAACAGCAACCAAACCGAAATTACCAAAAGAGGAGTTTGAGTTTGTTAAATCACATTGTGCTCCACTTGATGCAAAAATACCAATATCAGTGTTTATTGTGAATATGGACACTAACTGGGCGTATGCATTATTTGTAAGAGAGACACCAATACCTGCTTCATTATATTGTGTAAATGAGTCACAAACCATAGATTTCAAATCTGCTCCAAGAATATTAACTCCTGTAAATCTTGCATCTGCATTATTTCCATCCACTTTCATACCAATACTTCCTGTCATGAAGTTCGTGCAGTTTCTTATGTATGGTGACCTCCATCTTCCTGATGGACCTTCATTCGCAGGACCAGGTTCTGTATATCCAGTTATTGCACTATCAGGACCAACAGGAGTAGGGAAGGCAACACAAGCGGCACCATCATGTGGTATACCGACATTTGACCCTCCAAAGTTTAGGTTTTCTATGAGACATCCTCTTCTAACATGAAAAACATCCTTAAATGTATTTTTTGGTTTAATAATACATAATCGAAGATCCTCACCTGTAACTGAAACATCAGTTCTTAATCCAATTGGGTTGTCCTCCTCATAAACGCCAGGTCTAATCTTAATCGTATCTGTTTCAACTGCGATTGAAGCTGCAGCTCCAACAGTTGCTTTTGCATCACCCTCAAGTAATCCACTATTTGTATCGCATCCGTTTTTTGATACCCATATAGTTCTTTTTGTCTGAACACCAGAGGGTCTCCATGAAACTCCAGTTCCCACCGATGCTAGACGATAATCCGTTTTACAGACACCAACCTCACTTGAATATCCTATACTGTCATTGATATCTTTTACTGGTCCGTCTAAATCAACTGTATCTGAGAAAGTTGAAACACCAGATACTCTTAGATCATCTAACTCAGTGTGTCCATCAACATCCAAGTTAGCATTCGCATCTATATCACTCTCAAATGTAGATATTCCTGAAGCACTTAATTGTGTGGTGAATAATGTGCTCTTTTGAGTGGTGATACCAACAAAAGTTGAAACACCAGAGACCTTTAAATCAGTGGTATCTAATTGTCCGAAGACTGTGGCACCGATTCCTGATGTGGAAAATCGTTTAGTTCCATCGTAATGTAAATTAACTGGACCAAAAGCATCAAAAAATCCCATTGTTTCGCCGTTATCGACGTTTTGAATTAGAATATCCTTACCTGTAAGAATTAAATTTCCTGCTCCTTCATCACGAATTATACTGTGATTACCTGAGTGAAATATGTGGAGATCATTTCCATCTCCAAATTTTAGTTTTGCATTATCAATAAACTTAAAGGAATTATCTGACTTATCAAATCTTACTGAAGTTATTCCAGATGCTCCATGAAACTCAACATCATCCTTGAATGTTGAAACACCAGTAACATTTAATTGATCAGTATCAGTAGTTGCCTCTACAAAAATATCCTTACTAAAGGTGGCTATACCAACAAAAGTTGATACACCAGACACTCTTAAATCATCTATCTCAGTATGCCCATCTACATTAAGATCCGCATTCATAACTACGTTTGCATTAAATGTTGATGTCGCATTTACGGTTAAAGTATCATCAGATGCATCACCAAGTACCGTATTTCCTGCTACATCTAAATTTGCATTTGCGTCTATGTTACCTTCAAATGTGGCTAACTCTGCTACATTTAATACATCTAAATCTGTTTGACCATCTACGTCTAAATCTGCATTTGCGTCTATATTTCCAGTGACTGTTAAAATCTCACCAATATTTAAATTCTTCACAATACCGACACCACCATCAACTACTACAGCTCCAGATGTAGTATCAATTGATTGTGTTTGATCATCTACATCTAATCTTCCAACAATCTGTACATTTTGATCAAATTTAGCGTTATCTTCAAAAGTTGAAATACCAGTAACGTTGAGTTCACCTTTTAGTCTTGTATCTCCAACGACATCCAAACTTACAGATGGAACACTACTTCCAATACCAACATTGGACATTCTGTAGACACTTGCAGTGGCACCACTTCCTACAAATCCCCACAAATCAAATGTTAATATGTTAGCTAATCCAAAAAAGTCACTTGTTCCAAAATCAAATGTTGATGTTACATCTGATGATAATAAAGAAGCTTGTGATATAGTAACCACACCAGCAGTATTACCTGCAGGTACTGCAAGAACAGTTGCTCCTAATGACACGACACCATTAGTATCACAAACAACCAATTGTCCTACTTCAATGTTAGTAGTGTTATCTAAAAACAGTATTGTGGATGCTGAACCAACTAATGTTCCAGTTTTATTTTCAACTACAATATTGAAAGAATCAGTTCCTGCATCTTCTGGTCTAACAGTATCGGTTCCTTCACCAAAACTGTTTATTGATTTAAAATTAACAATTGAATATGATTTTGCAGCTCCAGCTAGTGGTATATAATTTCCTTCATCCTGTATGAAAATACCCTCAGAGAAAGATGGTTCAAATGTTACCCAACGAACACCAGTTTCATCACGATTTAAGAAAGCACCACTCGCACCTGGTGAACCAGCAGAGTCATATAAATTTCTTGTAATTGCGAGACTACCATCAATTGCCAGTCTTAATTTTCCATTTGCAGTATCATCAAGGAGATTGGTAATTTGATCAGGATTATCAGTTCCCAGTCCGACTCTTGAAGTCCGAATGCCAACATCAGGAACTATAATATCACCAAAAACTGTAATTCCGACTCCAGATGTGGATAATCTTTGATCTCCATCAAAAAATAGGTCTACTGAGCTATTTGCATTTGCAACAACACTATTTTCACCTGATGTTGGTTGAAGATTTATAGAACCAAATCCATTATCTCTTATGAATAAACGTCCAGTAGTATTATCAATGAAAGCGCTTGACCCATTATGATATATTTTTAAATCTTCATCATCACCAAAAACTGCCTTTGCATTATCTCTAAAATATGCTGTTGTTCCAAATCCGACTGTCGCACCTACACCTATAAAAATAGGATCTTGGAATTCTACAATTCCAAGAAATGTAGAAAATCCAGTGACATATAAATTTCTTAAATCTAAATCAAGTATTTTTGCCTTTCCACCCACATCGAGTAATTCTGTTGGTTGAGCACTTCCAATACCAACTTTTCCTGGATTTAATCTTGAATCTGCCGTTATAACTGTTCCACCAATTCCAACTCTTAACCTATCTCTAACTTCTAAGTCGGGGAAAGATAAAGCTTGACTAAAAGTAACATTACCTAAAAAAGTGGCGTCATCAGTAAAAGTAGTAACACCTGTTATTTGAAGACTAGGTACACCACGAATATCTGGAACATTTAATCGACTTAAACTTAATTGCTGATTGGGTAAACTTAAAAATCCTCCAATATTAACATCTTTTAAAAATGTTACATTTTCATTAAATTGTGCCTCGTTACCTGTAATTGAAATATCTGACATGTCATCTACCTAAATCTGGTACATCTCCAGTCCCTGAAACAACTGGTTTTGATATAAACTTATCACCTGCAGGAGGATTTTTAAGATAATCCTCACCAACATAACTACCTTTAAATACTCTCTGCAAAAAACCACCAACAGTTTTCTCAATCAAATTTCCAATAAGACCTACTGCTTGAACTTTTGTTCCTTTCAAAGTCACTGTTGACGCAGCGTTTAAAGTTATATTTCGACCAGCCTTCAAATCAATATCTTCATCTGCCTGAACAATCACACTTCCTCCAGAAATTTTCACCTGACCATTACCCATTACAGTTATTTCAATATTTCCCTCAACTGATTTAATCATAATTGATTCATCACTTCCACTATTTTTAGATCCTGCGACCACCTCAATTGTTCTTTCATTATGAAGTCGAAATACTCCAGATTCACTTAGTGCAGAAAATTGTTTATCTTTATTGTCGGTAACTGCATATTGTAAATATGTATTTGGACCATCAGCTCCCATTTGAGGATTGTTTACATCAATTCGAAACTTAGGTCCTCTACTATCAATTACTCTTTGTTCCCAATTTTGATTCGGTTTTTCAGCCATTAGTAACCACCTCCATATCCACCACCACCTGATGGAGGAGCACTTGGTGGTGGACTACTTGGTGGTGGAGTGCTTGGTGGTGGAGTTTGTGTTGTTGTATTATCTGTCATCGTTGATGTTGGAGTTATTGTTGGTTGATCTGAAGTAACAACCTGTGTTGTGGTAGATGCGACACCTATTACAGACGGTGTAAAACTTTGCTCTGGTGTATCATAAATTATTGCATGTGGAGATGAAGTATGTGCTATGCCTACCATCTTCACACCTTTTGTTGGATGTATATGATAAGGACCATAATATGGTTTACCATTTACATATCCAACCAAATTATTTGTTTCAGGTCCTACACAATCAATCACCTGTATCACTTCACCTTGTGGAGTGAGTGGTAGTCTACCTATAATTGGTTTAATAAGTGCACCAACACCCGTAGGTGAAGACACAACAATTTTAGGTATTTCAGTAATCTTAACATTATTTATCGGAGTTGCAGATATGATTACACCATTATCAATTGTTAAATTATAATCAACATTACCATCTGATGCTGTGGTTGTATCAACCTCATATCCCCTACCACCATCTACTACTCTAGTGCCAGTAACACCCACAGGTATTTCATCAGAATTAACAACTTCATCGGTATCAGAACTCGGATAATTTTCACCGTCAGAAATCATATCAACAGCGATAATCTGTCCATATGTATCTGAATTTTGATCATAATCAATAACAGCCCTTCCAACTGCACCATATCCTTGTCCACATGGATCCTCAAAACTAACAACAGGAGGAGTTGTAAAATATGTTGAACCTGGATCTGTAATCTCAACACCAATAATACTTGCAGTTCGACTTACATCTGCAGTAACATCAGATAATCCCTCTGTGTTATCTACAATACCACCTAATATGACTCGACCAAATCCACCAATACCATCTCCACCAAAGAAACTAACAGTTGGAGGACCGCAAAAAGTTCTAGATGCACAATCTGGTTTTGTTAGAGGACCACTATCAGCTCCAAGTGTGTCTGCAATATTCATATTTCTCAAAACATTATCATAAGTATTCTGTAAATCAAAAGTTCTTGCAGCACCATATCCAAGAGTATATTTTTTAACTTGACCCACACATTTACCATCACTTTGATTACAATCTAATACTCCACCAATCGATTTAAATACATCAGAACTACTTCGAAGAAAATCCTGAACTTTAAAACTTTTTGGAACAATCTCACTTAATCCCTCAAGTGGTGCATCAAGAGCCGATGATATATCATTTGTAATCCCATTTAATAGTGAACCAGCTAATTGCTCGGTAATACATGTTCCCGTATCCACCACTTCAAGAACAGCTGATGTTATCAAATCTCGAATTGTTTGTCCTAATCCATTAACGACTTTACCACTTAAACAATTGAGATCATTTTGAAGTGATGCGACTTTTGATACTTGTCCTTTTTGTGCTTCGATACCAGCCAATTTTGCTAAACCACTATTTTGAGTGGCTGCAAACACAGCACCATACGTCCTATTGTATAGTGCATCTAATCCTCCCTGTAGTTCAGGAATCATACCCGAATACAAAGATTCCATCATTGTTGATACTGCACTATTTGATAAGTTTTGTATTTTTTTAGTTACGTTCGCAACATCTGATAAAAAGTCTGTGCTTTCACTCGTAACTGATAATAAATTATCTAAACTTGCAGATACTTTCCCTATAAAGTTGTCGGCACAAGAGTCAGCAGGTATCGATGACTTTCCAAGAGTAGATGATGCTGATATTTTGTCCTCTCCTGCACTTACTTTTCTTGTAACAGGAGATTCTTGTGCGGTTGTTTCTGTGCTACCAGACTCATTTGCTTTTAGTGTTCCATTTGGTGCTGGTATTTTATCAGTATACCCTGTAAATGGTACAAAGCCAATCGATTCAGATGGTAAACTTTGTGGAACATCACTTGTTCTTGAAAAAGCACCTAATATTACGGGTTGTTGTGCTGTTTCACCATCAAGAAAAAATCCAATTACAACATCACCTGGTCTTAATGCAACAGATGCTGTAAAATTTGCTCCACCAGTACCTGATGTGGAAGGGAGCATGATATTTGCCCAAGGTAAATCTTCATCTGCTAAGTCTGCTTTCGAAAAGGGATGATATCCCATAATACGGACTTTTAACCGATTACCCCATGAGCTTCCCCCATCCTTTGGTGCAAGTTGTTCACCTTGAACATTCGCAGGTGCAATTTGTCCTACCCACCAGCGGAAACCATCTTTTCCTACAAAATTACTTTTTAATAGTGCCTCATCTATCATGATCCACCTCCATATAATCCAAACGTATCCCTTACTAATGTCATGGAGGTAAATGATCTTTTTGCCTCAAAGTGATGACATAATTCTTTAATCATATACTTACCACTTGTTTCTTGATCAATCTCATTTGAATCCTCTCTTGATATCTTTGGAAATTCACAAGTAATAATATCGCCAGCCTTTAAGTCTGTATTACAAGGCACCGTCATGCTTATATTTTGTGTCATTAGTAAATTATATCTAACAATATTCTGACCTTGATATTCTTCGGGAGAGTAATTTGTATTTTTTGAAATTTCTGTTGATGCACCAACATCAACAATTTGTGATACTGTTCTTGTTGGAAGTTGATTTAATGTTTGACTTGCATCATCAGATATTTTAGGTAGTTCTAAATCTTTACCAAGATTTTTTATACCTTCTTTTGCCCCATAATTGTATTTTGTCTGTGAAAAGGCATAAGTTAAAGGATTGAATGCTAATCTCACAAATGAGTAAGTTCCCATTCTTAAATTTTCAATTAAATTTTGATTTTTATCTACACTATATTGTAGAATTTTATAATCATTATTTCGAGTTATTGAACTTTCATTAACATCTGTATAGGTATATGTAGCTTTAGATTTTTCCTTAATTAAAGAGTCGATGGATGCAAATTTAAATCCATCTTGATTTTGAAAAAATACAAATCCAGCTGTCGCATTTTTTGAAACATCAGGAACTGATTTAGATGCTAATGAAATTAATGTCGAAAAAGGTTTCCTAAGATTACCCACAAAATCATAAGACCCTCTTGTATTTTCGACACTATATCTCGATTCATCTATTTTTAAAACATCTTTTAATATTTTAGTCACAGAACCACTAATTGATCCATTATATCTTTTCATAACTCTGGTAGTTTCATTTGTGATTGCCTCTCTTGAAACTAAATTAAGTAAAAAACTTTCTCTTTGTGTTTCCTGAAGAACTTGAGTGATACTCGATACAAACAAATATTTTTTAGGATCAGATGAAAAGTCAAGTCCTGTTTTTTCCTTTTTATTAAATGTTTTACCTTGATCTATTATTTTCATCACTAATCTCTCACCACCTCGAAGAGGAAGTCCATTGTAGATTGACTGTTTCGGTCCATCAACTTTACTTGAATCTTGAGGATCTTTGGGTGAAATACTATCACCAGTGTTTATGACTCTTATTTTTGCGGTAACTGTAGGTGAGAGAATATCCTCATAATAATCAACACTAACAACACCTGACCTTAAATCAGCGGTTCTCTCTTGATCATTTGACTCAAGTGTAAGTTCTTCAAAACTGGCTGCTTCTGATGCTGACATATGTTAAAATAGAGATAATGCGAATTGATCTTTGATGCTGTCATCTTTTTGAACTATAATCGTAGTTTCACCGTCAGATCCCATTCCCGACTGTGGTTGAGATTGACCACCTTTATTTCCAATAATCATTACTGTATTTTTTGGTTTTCTTTCTGGTGTTATTGATGATGTGGTTACTTTAGTTTTAGGTTTACTAATATTTAACTTATCACCAATCTGTGCTTTTGGTGGATTTTGTTTTACATCTGATGTTCCTCCTGATGCCATAGATTCTCTAGCTTTTGCTAATTCCTCTTCAAAACCCTCATCTCCACGTCTTAGTTCTCTACCATCTAGAGTTTCTATTACAGTATTTCTAAATGGATCTTTTATGTCTTTTATTTTTTCTCTGAATGTCTTCACTCTCGCATTATCACCAAAACTTGTTGCCTCTTTTTCAATAGTTTTTAAACTATCATTAAAACTATTAGTTTGTGATGATAAAGTTTTTTGAGCATCTTTCACACTTGTTTTTAACTGAGCATCCTCACTATTATTAGCCTCGTTTTCAGACTCTTCATTAACTACCTCTTGCTCCTCTTTTTTTGCAAAGCCTAATACTGATTTAACACCATCTAAAAATCCTCCTGTCAAATCACTAAGAGCGTCTCTTAAACCTCCAAGTGATTCTTGCATTCTATCTTTTAGACCTCCAAGATCTATTGATTTTATAAAATTAAATACATTTCCAACAACTTTTCCGATTGATTTAAAAAACCCAACCACCCCATCAAAAAATGCTTTAAATTTATCAACAATATTACGAATAGTTTTAATTACATTTTTAATTGTCTCAATTATTTGTGGTAATTTGTTTACTATAAAACCAACTACAAGTATTTGAACCAGAGATATAAGTCTTTCCAGTAAAGTCTTCCCAGCTGCTTTGACTCTATTAGTTGGTGTTTTTCTCTGAGATTTCTGTTGCTCTAATTGTGCTTCCTCCTCTTCCCTTTTCTTCTTCTCTCTTCTTCTCTTCATATATTTCATCTCTGCGATCCTGAGTCTCTGTTTTATTCTCAACCCCTTTTTTACAGATTTATCAAATTTCTTACTACTTTTAAAGAGACCTTTCATCGTTCCTGAAGAATTTTTAGAAATCTTAAGTCCTAATTTTAATACTGATGCGACTGTTCCTGCTGCCATATTATACTCCTATCAAATTATACTGTGTTTTTGAATAAACCACATGATTATTATCAGAATTTGATGCAGGTATATTTGGAACTGATGACGACATGGTTTTTCCACCAGACATTCCAACTGAACCACCACCAGTATTTGTAGTTGCATCAATAATTTTTGGTTCTGCCTCATCTAATGTTGATATCTCAGTTTTTGCAGGAGGAGGTGTTATATTTTCATCTTTTTTATCAAAAGCACCCACATCTTTTGCAATTAAAGCTGCATCAATCGCAACAGAAGCAGCAGTTCCAAGACCAGGAATAGTTGATGCTGCACCAGAAGCTAACTCCATAGCAGCACCTGTAAAATCTCCTGCCATAGCTCTTTGTGCTGCAAACACGGCACCAAGTCCAAGTCCTAAAAGAGGTATTTTCTTAGCTAATGCCTTTCCAACTCCTTTTTTAGCAGCTTTCTTTACTCCTTGTTTTGCGATTTGTTTACCTAGTTTTTCAGTGCCTTCTTTAGCAATTTTTTCGGCACCTTCCTTACCAATTTTTTTAGTAAATGATTTACCAGCTTTTTTACCACCAACTTTTATGGCTACTCTCTTTGCTGCACCACCTAATCCTTTTTTAAAGATTGATTTTAATACCTTGACGGCACTAAACAATTTTCTCACGGCACGAATTGACCCAAATATAAGATCTGGGATAATCATAAAACCACGACTCATAATAACAAATATACCACCAAGAATAGCAAGTCCTTTAAACATTTCATTTCTCATCTGTTTAAAGGTTTCGGTATCACCAGACATTTTTGCCTGAATCATTCTAATTGCCTTATTTGCAACAAATCCACCAAAAAGTGCTAAAAGTGCCTCACCTAATCTACTGAATATACTTTTTGCAGCTTTTGCGACCTTTTCAACGGGTTTAAGTAAGGTTTTACCTATTGATTTACCAACACCCTCTAAAAGTCCCTCTTTTTTCTTTTTCTTATCAGAATCATCATCTAATTGTTGTTGTCTTAAATCTTCCCTTTGTTCCTTTTTTTTCTTTTCTGCATCTCCAATCAATATTTTTGATACCTTGTCAATATTTAATTTTACAATATTTTTTAACAATGTAATTTTTTTGGAATTATTTTCCACCTGTTTAAATAAGGTGGGTATTAACTTATTTTTTTCTTTCTCCTTCTTTAATTTTGCTTGAGACTTTTGAAATTCTCTAAGATTAATATCTGCCTCAACCTCTGCAACTGTCTGTAATTTTTTTGGTCTTCCTACTCTACCTGAAATACCACCTACTTTTGCTAAATTTGGATTCTTTTTACCAAAAACATTACCAGCTTTTATCTTTCTCCTCTTAAATACGCCACCAGTATTTGCAGCATCCACATTTGGATTACTTAACATATTTGACGGAATTTTAGAGATGTTAGATGCCACTTCTTTGTTTGTTCTTTAAATTTTCTTCTTCAATATATTGTTCCAAGAGAGTAACGTATACGTCTTTTTCCCATGGAATCATATTTTCAATCTCTGTCAGAGAGTATTTATGGTGCTGCATCAAAGCAAAATTTATTTTAAAGTATGACTCTAAACTAGTGTGAGCCATACCTACTCGAAAAAAGACGATAACCCTTCTAAAAGAACCTCATTTTTAACTTTCGTTTTTGGATTTGTTACCTTTATTGTGTGTGACAATTTAGGCATGGTATCAAAAAATTTTTCAACTTCTTTAAATTGTTTAGAACTTAATTGTTCCAAAAACTCAGTCATTTCCTTTTTCGTACAATCAGATGCATTCCAAGATTCCTCCTCATTATATACTTGCTCAATACATGAAATAATTAAATCAAAAGATTGATCTACAGTAATTTCATCATCTAAATCAAAATTAGTTTTTACAAATTCTGATAATGAAGGATATCTCATTCTCATTACTAAACTGTCATCTAATTTAATATCTCTATTATGATCAGGATCTTTCTTTATCTTTATCTCATCAAGTGGAATTATCACAGGAACTTGTGTTTCATCATCATCAGGACATGTAATAAGAACCTCTACATTTTCACCAACTGATTTACCTCTTATATTTAAGAATAGATATTCAATATCAAAGGTAGATAATTTATCAACTTTGATCCCTCTTGTTAATATACAGTTATTAATTACAGATTTGATAGCGTTTGTTATCTGTTTCTGATCTTCAGATTCCATCGCAATAATCAATATTTTCTCTTCTTTAACTAAAAATGGTCGATATTTTATTTTTCGATCAGAAGAAGGAAGAACCAACTCATATGTCGGTGTCGCAATTTTTGGTAATGGCATAATGTTTATAGCACTTCAGTATTTTTATTTATAGTACTTTTTTGAAATCCTGACAGACCAAAAATTTTGGGGAATTTTTTTTCCCCGATTTTTGGAATTAAAAGTCAATTTTGGTTTAGGCTCTTGCCTTTTCTGTATTCTCACTCTTCTTTTTGTTGTACGATAAACTTGTCTGTTTACCAGATATGTATCTCTCGTAACTGAACGTCACATTAGCTCTCAACACATCAGAATTACCATACTGAACGGGAGTGGAAGAAAAGTTAATTGGAAACAATCCAAAGAAAGTATATTCTATCTCTGAACGATAATCAATATTAAATTTTACAATTTTTGTCTTATCACACTTATAACCTGAAGAAGACTCTCGTGGATATCTCATTCGATAAAAATATCCTGGATTATCTTTTCTAACATTAGGTGATGTCTTTTCTGATCCATTTGCAACGTAATCTATCCAGTGCTCAAAAAACTTTATCATTTTATAATCTTTATCAACGTAAAAATCAAGTGATAAGTCTGTAAATATTCTTGTATGTGCAAACTTTTCCTGTACTCCAGTAAAATTACCAAATATATCAGTTGTTGCAAGAGAACTACCTGGTATTGATGCTTGATTACAAAGTAATCCAGCATTCTCTGTTATAAATCTTTTATTAACTCCCTTTGTACCAAGAAACTGAAATAGATCTCTTGATAGACCATCAAAGAACACCTGATAATGAGATGTTTGAGCTACATTAGTCAGTATTGGTTTGATATCAGCTATTTTCTTAGGACGAACCATCTAAATACTTTATATTTTGTCTTACTATCTATTTAGATGTCATATAAAGGTAGATATAGACCATCGAATCCAAAAAAATACAAAGGTGATTCATCTAATATAATATATCGATCACTTTGGGAAAGAAAATTCATGGTTTATTGTGATAATCAAACGAAAATACTTGAATGGGGAAGTGAAGAAATAGTATTACCCTATCGATCACCGATTGATAATAAAGTACATAGATACTACCCAGACTTTTACATCAAAGTTAGAGAATCTAATGGTAAAATCAAAAGATATATTATTGAAATCAAACCTAAGAAACAGACAATCGAACCAAAGATGAAAAAAAGAAAAACGAAGGGATATATTTACGAAGTATACGAATATGCAAAAAATCAGGCTAAATGGAAGGCAGCAGAGGAGTTTTGTAAGGATCGAATGTGGGAGTTTAAAGTATTAACCGAAGACGAATTAGGTATTAAGAAATGAACAGTTATCCCACAGATGATAAAGAAAATCGTATAAGATCGGTGGTAAATGGTCTGATTGGAACGGAAGAACCTGATGATATTATGATAGAGTTAATGGATAATCTGAGCACAACAGTCACATCATCTCCAAGTGTTGGAGGGTATTATGTATTTGTGTATAGTGCGAAAACTCCTAATATTCAATATGATTCAAATCCATTAGTCGCAGTCACTGATGTATTTGAATGGGGTTTTCGTGGTATCAATCTTCATGTGGGTCAATACCGTAATTATACATACAATGAACTGGTTGGACAGCTGTATGAAGTCAACTCAGATGAGTTGTCTGATGTGAGAGAACTTCCATTTGGAAAAATGCAGCTAAATAGTTAAAAAGTAGGTCGATTATGGCAAGAGGGACTAGAGGTAGTGCGTTCAAATATAAAAGAAAAAATGATGTTGTACCAGGCACTCGTATAAATGAAATAGGTGCAGAAGGTGGTGGAGAACCATCAAGTGGTGACCTCTCTATGTTTGAAAAGAAAGGACCTTCACAAAAACCATCAAGGGATAGGAGTTTTGGAAATTTCAGATACCCCATGGCCAGATTAGAAAATGATAGTGATTATCTTGAAATCAAAGTACTCGAATATCAAGCACCAGGATTTGAACAAAGTAATAGTGGTCAAGCTCTCCGACTACAAACAAGTTCAGAATCCTTAAAAAATAACGAAATTATATTAGGTCATATCTTTCTTCCAATTCCAGAATCAATCACCGATTCAAACGGTGTGACATGGGGTGAGGACAGTCTGAATGGAATTGCTGCTGCTGGTCTTGGAATAGCTAACAAAGTAATAACTGCAGACTCAGTTAATAAAGCTCTTTCAGGAGGAGCAGATGCTGTAGGACAAGGAATAAAACAATTAACTGGTGATAAAGGATCTATATCTGCAATCAATGCAATTTTTGCGTCTGCAGCAGTTAATGTTTTTGGTGGTAATACAGACCCTACCAAAATTCTTTCAAGACAAACTGGAGCAGTATTAAATCCAAATATGGAATTATTATTTGGTGCAGTTCAGTTAAGACAGTTTAGTTTTAGTTTTGATTTTGCACCCAGAGATAAAAAAGAAAGTGAGGTAATAAGATCGATTATTCGTGCGTTCAAAAAAAGTTTAAATGCTAAAAATGGTTCAACTGATGAAAGTAGTAGTGGACTCTTTATAAAATCACCAGATGTATTTCAACTAACTTATAAAACAGGTGGAAAAAATCATCAATTTCTTCATAAATTTAAACCAATGGCTCTCTTAAATATTGCAGTCAATTATACTGGTGCAGGAACATATGCCACTTATGATAATACCGCACCAGTTCATACAAAAATTGATCTTACATTCCAAGAGTTAAATCCAATCTACTCTGAGGATTATGATACAGAAGAAGGTTTGGAGGGCACAGGATTCTAATGGGATATTTTAGAGAGCTACCAAATTTACAATATCAATCACCATTCACATCTCGTGTATCAAGTGATAGTTATGTGACTGTGAAAAATTTATTTCGTCGAATGAAAATACGTGATGATTTACAAAATGTATTCACTGTTTTCAATAAATTCACGATAAGTGATGGTGAGAGACCAGATACAGTTGCAAGGGATTTATATGGAAAATCTACTCTTGACTGGGTTGTACTAACAACTGCAGGAATAATCAATGTTCGTAATGAATGGCCTTTATCAAGTAAAGAATTATATGATTTTACGGTTGAAAAATATGGTCTTACTAAAATCAATGAAATTAAACATTACAAAACCAAAGAAGTTAAAAACAGTCGTGGAAATATAATTGTGCCTAAAGGTAGAATCGTTGACGAAAAAAGACAAGATGGTATGACAAAAGATGACGATGGTAATGATGTTCCAAACATGGTCGATTATTTTGTGGACTATTATGATAGTGGAAATAAAAGAGTGAGTGGGAATGACGTTAGAGTAGGAATATCAAATTATGAATATGAAGTTGAAGAGAATGAAAAGAAAAGAAATATATTTGTTCTTCGTACAGAATATCTACAACAATTTTTAAATGACATAAGAAATGAGATGACCTATAAGAGATCATCTCAATATGTAAACGATAAGTTAATTAGAACAGAAAATACAAGAGTAACAATTTAATTACTCATCTGCAAGTTTCTGAAAATATGAAAGTGTGTCATCATCATCTTCGTTTACAGACAACGCTGCAGCAGCTGCAGCACGATGACGACCATCAACAAGTTCTTCAGTAGCACCACGATCAGTATCTTCCTCTTCGATTGAACTGGTTGGTCTTTTACTACCAAGCACATACTCTAGACGTTTTTTCAAGTCCTCATATGATTTAAACTGGTCAGACTCAACAAATTCTTTTAAAGAACTCTCTTTCTTCCAGACAGCTTCAAGTGCGTCATCGTCATCAAGTAAAGGAGTAACAGCAGTGAACTCAGAACTATCATAGTTTCTGTATCCTGCTACATTCTTTGCCTTTAACTTAAAGTTTGCACCCTGCCAGAAATCGAATGGATCGATTGCTTCCTCATCTTCAAACTCAGGTTGCATTGCTGCGGTAAGTTTATCAAAGATTTTCTTTCCATACTTGTATAGAAATACTTTACCTTCGTTCTCAGGATTTGTTGGATCCTTCACAACATAGATGTTACTGATGTAAGTTAACTTACGTTTCTGCTTACGAGCAGCATCTTTACCTGCATCAGTTCCATTATTCCATAATTGAGAATTGTATTCTGATACTGGATCTTTTTGTCCAAGTGTGGTAAGAGAGTTCTCTATATACCATCCACCAGGACCTTGGAATGCATGACTATAAAGTTTTACAAATGGAAGATCTTCCCCATCTGGTGCTGGAAGGAATCGAATAACGGCATATCC